GATTCTTTAAAATAACAATGACAGATAAATTTCAAGATGATAAATTTAAAATAACTAATTATGAAAGTAATACAAGCCATAAGCTATATGCAGATGATTCATTAGCATCTGCATCTGCATCTCCTGCATCTTAGCCTGTGAAGCCGCAGCAGCAGACTGCTGTTGCAACTCAGCCTGTACCCTAGAGTTCTGCTCTGCTTGATCCTGCATACGCTGGATACGCTTCTTGCGTCTGCTAATCAAAAGCAGTTCCGCCTGATTCACATCCTTCATGTTGCGTATCGCAATAGCATCTTCAATGTCCAGTTCTTTCTGCTGCAAAGAGATCTGGATGTTTTGCTCTAGGTACTGACGATCCTTATCCTCCATGTCCTTCACCACCTGCACACCGAAGTTGTACATAGGGAGGTCTTCAAATGAAGTAATAATACTCATGTTCTCCTTCCCAATAGCCGTCTCATATACCCTGTAGATAACTGAATCCCTTGGAAGGATCTGCACGCACTTTACAATATCCTCACAGACCTTCTTGTAAAGAACCATAGCGGCATTCGTGATATCATAGATAGCATTGTTTGCAGCCGCGAGCGCCTGTTCACGAACCCCAACGAGTGCTTCGCCCTTGGGGGAAGAAGAATCCATAACATCGTTGATACCAGTAACATCTCGAATCAGTCTTAGATAATGGTTGTAGATTCCAATCAGCTCGTTTATGTTTCTGATTGTATTGTTTATCTCTCTGATGGGTGGGTTCTGGAATCCTCCCTCAGGGTTCTTGCTTCTGTAGTAGAAGACACCCGTCTGTTCGTAGATGTCCTGCAAGTCCAATGGCTGCATCTCACCGCCCTTTCCAAGCTGCACATTCTCCAACCCTTCGATATCGATGATAAGTCCGTCTGGTTTCGCCTTGGCGATAGCCTGTTGGATCTTTAGGTGAGTCAGCTGAATCATATCAGCAAAGCCGATACAACTGTCCACCATCCCCTTCGGCATCATGTTCGTCAGGTTCGTAGCAATCACAGAATATGAAAGCCTGGCCCTAGTGATGTCGTGGATGTTTTTTGGGACGTTTATAGATCTACCGTAGTTGAAGAGATAGTCTTCGCACCCAAGGATATAACTACCAGCATAGACAGTAGTTATTGTCATCATGCTAGGCTTTCGCTCGTATACGCTCCCAGCCTTAGGGGTGTACTCGAATCCCTTGTAGAAGAAGTTTGAATTGCCGTATCTATTCTCCTTCTCTTCAAAGTACATATTGTCTACAGACAAGAACTCAAAGTCCATAACGTCAACCATGTACTCGTCGTACCCATATACGTTACGCTTGAGTCTGTCGTCGTAATGGAACTTGTCAATGCTGTACGGATCGTTGTTATACTGATTACGAACCTTCGTAGCAATCTTCTTCAGCTTCTCTTCGTCGAGACTTCCGTTGGAGATTCTACGCAACTCGTTGATTGTGATTCTTTTAACGTGACCACCGTATACGATGTCGTCAAAGTTCGGGTCTTCCGTATAGCTGTGTACGAATCTAGATGGGTCTACATAGTCAACCTTGATACCGTAGTTGGGATCGTTGCTACGCTTTGCTACAGCCATACCCAAGCTAGACAGGTCGTTGACACAACGTCTGTACGTGTTGTCGTTGAAGTTATTCCAAGACAGCGTGAGGTTCGTAGCAATCTGTGCTGTAACCTCTGCGTCCGTCTTGACGTTTGTCCCCATGAAGATTTCAGCTTCCTCCAGCGTCTCAGGGATTTGCTCTGGCTCCATCCCAAGCACCATGCCCGTCTGCTCCTTCAGTTGGATAAGCTGCTGCCTAGACTGAACTTGCAACTCGATAACCTTCTTTCGCTTGTTCTTCTCAGAAGAGGACAGAGGATCGATTGCCTCAAGGTTTGGATAGGGGTCTCTAGACAAGATCTTGTTCACCACCACCCGATTAAACTTGGGGAGGATTGGAACAGGGGTATAATCCAAATTTACAAGGCTGCCGTCGTTGCTATTTGGATCGAGGGTATGCAGAAGCTTCTTGTAAATAGAAGTGTCTTGCGTTCCGTTAGCATAGTTTCTACAACGCTCGAACATCACGTTCCGACGGCTGAAGAGAGAGTCGGTTGAGTTTAACTTACCCCACTGGTTCTCAATCGCTTTGGCATACTGAAGGCCATATTCTTCCGACTGCTTTACCTCCATAGGGGCCAAGGGGTCTGGAAAGCCGCCAGTATTTTTCTTATCCTTGTTGTACATTATATGGGAAGATACTAAACGTAACCCCACAAATATACGTAATCAACCTATTGCCCTATATTTCCTAAAGAATACCTTGTCATCGAATACGGCTTTGGGCTTAGCATTCGGCTTCTGGGCAGCCAAAAGAGCTAGGCCAGAACTGATTGTCAAGTCGTACTTGGTTCGCTTGTCGATCTTAAAGGCAATCCACTCCTCTAGCGTCCTATCGAAATACATATTTCCGTGTTCCCCTGTCTCGTAGTTTATACCTACATGATTATGCACGTAGTGTTCTATCGCTTGCGCGTGCGCGTGGATCACGTCCTGAGAGTTTGACGGGATGCCCTTCGTCTTTACGTTGACGTGCGAAGAAGATGAACGCAGGTGGTCTGGTCTATCCATCACATACCCGTCATATCCCCTGCTCTCGAAATACCTTACGATACCGTACTTGTTGTTCTCTATAAGCAGTGGATATCCATAGAAGAACGCACACATCAACACATCCTCGTAGAAGATCTTAGCAAGGTCTGGTCGAGAGGAATACTCCACGACGAACATATTGCTAGGTCTGTTCATAGAGAACTTGTTGTACATATGCATAGCACCTTTCGAGCCTCTCCCGTCTAGTGTTGCGTCGATGTCATACGAGTCCACGCCCCCACACCCGTAAACAGCAAACGGGGCTACACGCTGACCCCTGTATTCACTTACCACACATCGTTCCTCTTCTGGGGGCAACCACGCAACTCGGAACCTTCCGTTGATATCTGGTGAGAACACTACCTTCTCGTCTTTCTTCTCCCAGATAAAGTTGCCCTTTACCACAGGGTTTGGGAACATATCTTGGTTGTGTTCTATCTGCTCGTAGATCTTTCCGATGTTGAACAGGCTCCCGTCAATACTATCCCTGAATGCCTCGTCCTCCGTAAATGGAAACTGCCTGATGACTTCGTTTAGCTGAGAGGAGTCGTGCTTCAGCCCGTCCCTTTCGTTCTTCAGGTATTCCTTTGCTCCGCTAGTCACAAACATCCCCTGCTCGATACTCTCTACTGGCGACTCTGGGTTCTCTACCACCGCCTCCCCATACTTGTCGAAGAATCCTTCTAGCGCGTGGTAAGCGGGGATAAAGATTCTGTACAGACCGCTTTTAGTTCTTCCGTTGGCGTTACGCTCCTGCGGATTGCTGTCATTCCACAAATGCTTGTATTCGTCGCCCCCCTTATCCATAGGGTTCACCGTACTCCCTACCAAAGCCTTCCCGATAATCTTGTTACCCACCAGCAGACACGTACGTTCGATCCTCCACGCCTCTCTGATATCCGTAGGCTTCTCCCACTTCCCCGCTTCGTCCAGATACAATATGTGAACCTTCTCACCGTCGTATGCGTTGTTCGTAGTGTTCTTCCAGTTGATCACCGTATTCAAAGCGTCACCAACGGTGGTCGTCTTGTTCTTCTTGGTGATTCTCTTGGCTGGCTCACGGAACGCCAACTCCATACGTGGGTTGGTAGTACCGTCTTGGATAGGCTTGAAGAACCAAGGGTAGTTAGTGAAGATCGGGACGACCTTCTTCATGAAGATGTTCTCTTGAGCATCCTTACCAGTCTTTGACTGAATGCCCAAAAGCTTGTCGCTAACCTGCGTACCCTCGTCCACAAGTATGCTAGAACAGATGTTAGTGTAGCCAGAGCGACGACACTTAGTATATAGCTGACCGAAACAACGGGGATCGACTTCGCACGCAGCCAGGTGGATATATATTTCACGTTGAAAGCTAAAGTAACTGGGGAACCCTACATCGATTTTAGACCACTGCAAAAACATATAGTGCCTGCCAGTGATGTACGTAGGAACACCATTGTTGTAGAACCACACACCATTACGTCGGTACTCAAACTCTTTCTCGATAAACGAGGAATACCTGTCTCGAATGGTTTCTGGCTTCTCGTTCCACTCGTCAAAACTTTTAATCCTAGACATCTCCTGAGGGACAGGAAGTCTGGTCCAGTGCTGGTCCGCCTTCTTCTTGTCGTGAAACAAGATCTGGTTCTTTGGCGGCCTCTTGGGTAAAACGATAAGGAGGCCGTGCATTTCCACGACCTCCCCTTCAGTACCGTTTGGATCAATCTTTATGGCTAGATCCTTATACCCTTCTATATTAACCAGAGCAGACATTAAAAGTGTACTTGCAAGCAGCCTACACAGCAAGGTGTTGAACCTGGGAACAGAGGTCCGTTTGCATTCATCTCCTTACGCTTGTAGTAACGCGTACTGCGTGCTACGTTCTGAGATGGCGAGCAAGAGGACAATACGGCAACGATGCCAGCGAAGAGGACGAGATTCTTCATGTGATGAAGTTAATTAAATTTTAGCGCCCTGCCTATGGTGGGGAGCTGTTCTGCAAATATAGCCTTTATCACCTTCGCTACTGACTGGATCTCCAACTGCGCGTGAATATCATCTCGCACATCCAAGAAATGGATCCAAGAGCGAACGCTACCAGTCATATGAATCTTAGTCTTTGTGGTGAGGGGCAACACCATCCTAGCCGTCTCTCTAGACACCCCGCATTCGATGAGGTTGTTGTACAACTGCTCACAAGCTGCTAGCACCATCTTCACCTTGTTGTCAAGGATGGAGTTCTCCACTGGTTCTGTAGATGACTGCCTGTTGCTTGTGGCCTGATAGCGAAGTTCTACTGGCTCAAACAAATCACCAAGATGATTCACGTCTTGGTAACGCTGGCTGAACTCTTGGAATGTAAAGCTTCTATGACGAAGCAGCTGGATTGCTACAGCCTTACTTGTCTCTATCTCAAACGTCAGGTAAGAATGTTCAAACGGAGACCAATGCTTATGCATGATTAGGTACTTGATAAGCTGCTCATAGTTTTGACGCTTGTCAAGTCTAGAGCTAGACACACGAGCCACCTCTACGATGTGCTTCTCTGCGTCTGGAGTGATGGTTAACAGTTTAACTTTCATTTTATTCCCAGTAAATTTCTTCTCCTCTTAAATACAGATTCCTCTCGTCAGACTTCTCATCAGAGGTGAAGTGTTTATCCATAAACAAGCAGTAGTTATTTGGCATCAAAGAAAACTGACCGATGTCAAGGCTTACAAGATTCAGTGGTTTATGCTCTTGAGGATACTGACTGTACCCATCTTTCCAGTCGATCATAATCCCAGTGTGCCTTCCTTCCCCAGCTTTTGTGCGCACCTTGAGACCCATAAGATAATGCGCGTGAAATACGTCCATGTCCTCACCCATGCATTTCCATGGCATAATCTGATCGTGGGTCAAAGAAAAGTCTTCCGTGACAGAAACACCGTGAATTGGCAAACCGCTCCAATGAGCGCCAGTCTCTAGCACTACGTGACACAACAGGGCTTGGTATTCGCGACCATATACAGCGTGCCATATACCTTTTGTAATGCCTTCTGGCATATTAGGTCCAAGCATCCTGTTGTCTACGTTTACGTAGAAGTGGTAAGGAAGATTTGCGTGTTTGCTCAACTTAATTAAATTGTACACCCGACAGGATTCGAACCTGTGGCCGACTGCTTAGAAGGCAGTTGCTCTATCCTACTGAGCTACAGGCGCAGATTAAAAATAA